CCATAGGAACTGCATCGCGCCTTCGCGGCCCACCTCGCGTTGGTGTTTCCAACGATAATATAACTGAATTTCCTCGATCGGCTGGTACAAATATTCGCCCTCGTTACCTGAGCCGGTGAGAGAGCGGTGCGCGTACAGGTAGTGCTCAAATTTACGCAAATGCTCCTCGTGTTTCCCCGCGTGTTCGATCAAGGCGGAACCTCTCAGGCATTTGTTGAAGAAGTCGAAGTCGCCCATGATCTCATGGTTTGAGCGCGCGACAGCCTCAGCGTGCAACTCGTGGTTGCGCAGGAATCTCTCGTCAGCTCCTGTGTAGACTCGGCCGTGGGCTATCATCTTGTTGATGTCTCGGACTATGACGTGCTTCTGTCCGCATAGGAACGTGGTCTTGGAACAAAAGTCAAAGCGTTTGCCCCGACCTCTTTGTTCAATCATCATTTTCACCACCCAGCCAATGCCGTGAGTCTGGCCGTCGTTGCTCTTGGCCATGACAGACCAGAAGGCTTCCTTGTAGCGCGGCAGCATGAGAGGGCCCACGTGCGTCCAGTTGTCGTCCCCTGACACGTAGGTGGCTATATGGAGTCGTTGCGACTGTTTGGGCAACACTAGGCGGCCTTTGGTGCTGTCGTAGACCGGGCGCCATAATCCCGCCTTCCATTGAATGAACATGCTGACGACACTGTTCCGGTTGCCGTTGCCGTCCGTGGTGTCAGGTCCGTAGCCCGAGACTACTGTGCCGTCTAGTTCCACTCTAAACAGCGTGTGTCCTGCGAATTTATACACACAGGTGCGGACGTGGTTATTGATGATGCGGTACATCACCTCAGAGTGGCCCTCGTGCCAGAACCCGAACATCTTGGGTAAGTGTTCCAATAGTTTGTTCCACCGGGTTCCGTCGACGAGCTCCTTGAGCCATCTCCACTGCCCGCAGTCGAACGCTGACAAATCCGAAGACACGAAGACGTATTGACTACGGCATTCCGCCACGCTATTTACTAGTTTTTCGTAGTCGCTTTGTGTCTTGCGTTAACAAATGCTCTCGTCGCCGTGTTCGTTGTCGTGCTTGAGCGATATGTGCTGCAGGTAGTGGCAGAAGAGGAACTCTTCCTTCAGGGCGCCGATGTTGCGCGCCCGAGCTGTCGCCTTGGCATGGGCTGTTTCGGCTGTGTCCCCTGGCTCTAGCCAAAACATATCTTCCTCATAAGACTTAACAGCGC